CAAGCAGAGACGGCTCCGCTTTTCACGATCCCCGAGGATATCAAGTTAGCTCCTGAGGCCACGACGAAGTTCGATTCGTTTCTCCGGGGCAAACTCTCCGCAGACGGGAAAGTGGTGTTGACGAGTCAAGAGGTCACTGACCATTTCATCGAGCAAGCGAAGGACGCCAATGTTCGATGGCAGAAGCAAATGGAAGCGCGGAACGCCGAGAACGAAGCCACCTGCAAGAGTCGATTCAGTGCCGCTCAACTGAGCCAAGCTGAGACCGCTGTGGGCTGGGCATCCTCGATCGATCCTTTGTTTCGAGAGTTTGCGAAGAGTCAACTGAACGATCCGGTGTTCGTGAACATCATGCGCGAGATTGGCGAGCGGCTCTCTGAAGATGAATTCGAGCGCGGCACGATGCCATCCGTCGCTGCCCGGAAAGGACCGATGACCCGTGCTGAGGCCGGGAAGGTTCTGTACGGCAAAACCTTGAAAACGAATTGAGGAGTGCTAGATGCCACAAGTCGTCATTGGAACCAATGTCGTCACCTTGGCCGACTGGGCCTCACGGGTAGATCCGGAGGGCCGTATTGCGGTCATCGCGGAGTTGCTGGCCCAGAAGAATGAGGTAATCCCGGACATGCACTGGGAGGAAGGTAACTTACCGACCGGTCATCGAATCGTGCAACGGACGGGCTTACCCTCCGTCATGGCCCGTTCGCTGAATCAGGGCATCACGCCCTCGAAGTCCACCACCACACCGGTCGATGAGGCCTGTGCCTTCATCGAGGGGTTCTTAGAGATCGACCGAGATATCGTGGAACTGAACGGTCACGAAGCGGCTTTCAGGATGAGTGAGGCGGATGGGTTCATCGAATCGATGAATCAAGCCTTTGCCCAGATCTTAATGTACGGCGATCCGACCTTGGCACCTGCGGTGTTCCGTGGCTTCTCTGCGCGCCTGAATGGGGTGGCGAGCGGCAACACAGCCTTTGCGGCCAATGTACTGTTGGGCACCCAGGTTGCCTCGACCAACACGAGCATCTGGCTTGTGTGTTGGGGTCCGAACTCGGTCTACGGCATCTTCCCTAAGGGTTCCAAAGCGGGCCTGATTCATGAGGATCTGGGATTGCAAGTGGTCGAAAACGTTGCCGGTATCGGTGGCGCTCGAATGATGGCCTACCGGGAGCACTGGCAGTGGAAATGTGGTTTGGCGGTCGCTGACTGGCGCTATGTAGTCCGAGCTCAGGTGGGCACCACCATCGCATCAGGAACGATCGCATCAGACTTGATCAATCTGCTGTCCAGAATGATCGACCGTCTGCCCACCTTGACCGCGGGGCGGTGCGCGTTCTACATGAATCGAACCATTTTCAGCATCTTGAAGATTCAAGCACTGGCGAAATCCAACCAGGCCTTGAGCGTAGAGGAGGGCTTGACGCAGATCGAGTACAAGTTCCTGGGGATACCCCTCCGCAAGGTCGACCAGATTTTGAATACGGAGGCGAGCCTCACATGACTATCCGGGACGTTCAAGCGGATTTTAGTTTTACGACTGCCAGCAGCTCCTTTCCGATCTTTGGTGCTGCGGGCACGTACATCTTCCCCAACACTTACGACACCTCGCCGCTCGCCGGGTATTTGACGGAACTGACCGCGAACGACACCCAGTTGTCGGGTAACGTGAACACGTTCCGCGACATGGGAGGGGGTGATCCTTTGTGGCTGGTGGTTGACTGGACTCAAGCGGTCAACACCTTGACGAGCGTGCGCACCGAGTTGATCACCTCGGCATCGAGTTCCCTGTCGGCACCGGTGGTGATGATCGACTTCGGTGTGGTGGCAGTGGCCTCTTTCGTGGCCGGATATCGGCAGATCATGCGCTTGCCGCGCTCGGCCTCCTGGTTGCAATACCTCGGAGTGCAGTGCATCACGGCCGGGTCCACCGGAACCACGGGAGCTGCGGTCGCATGGCTCGGCAAAGATGTGGATTCCGTGGTCCAGGGCTATGCCTCTGGCTTCTCGATCAAGTAAGGAACTGACATGGCACAATTTTCAGCAGCTCAGGTCGGCGTGTCAGCTACCGCTAGCGCGACGAACCTCACCAACTACGTCCTGACCCTCCTGACCGCGGGCGATATCGCTTCAGTCAAGATGATTAGCTGGGGAGGCTCCGATACCTCCCTCGTGGCTCAGTCCACGCGCTGGGCGAGAGTGACCAATACGGCCGCGACCCCGACGGCGATCACGATCACAACGAGTTCACCGGGCATCACCCCCAATAGCTCGTGCAACACCTACGGTACGGCGGCTGCCGGCGCAACCTCCCCAGCCGGTCTTTTCCAACAGAACTGGAATAGTCAGGGCGGTGGCGGGGTGGTGGTCCTTCCGATTGGTGGCGAGTGGCGCGTTTCAGGGGGTGCCTTGGGCACGCTCTACAACCAGATCGGCTGTGGCAACACGGTCGGTGCCGGTTCGACCTCGCAGTCGTACGGCGTTACATGGGAGGAGTAGCCGATGAGTGATGAAACTCAAGACCCACAGCCGAACACACCAGGGTACAAGTCGCGCAAGATGCTGGCGGCCGAGAACGAGGATCTGAAATCAGGCCTTGCTGCGTTGATGTCGCGTATCGAGGCGCTTGAATCGAAGCCGGCTGAGGGCGTCACGGTCGATGGGTTGGTCGCGGCGTTGAAACAAGATCGTGAAGCGGCCCTTTCATCTCGATTACAACAGGAACTGGACGCAGCTCGTGCTCAGATCGAGGACCTACGTCGACCGGCCACCCCGACGGTGCCCGGCGTTCCTTACTCGGGTTGGGTTCAGGCGAAAGAGGATTGCTGGTTTCCCGTGGGTGGTTACAAAAAGGGACCGTCGGCTGAAGGCCCGGGGGAATTCTTCGAGATCTCGATGCCCGACTACTGGCCAGGGTGCCCGTTTACACCGATGAAATTGGAGAAAGTGAACCAGGACGGTAGTCGAGTATTCGTTCCGCATCCTGACTTTGCGAGCCACTAATGCTCGCTGGCATCTCTCCACCGCCGCTTCTCGGGGGGAAGGGCGCGTGCTTTTCCGCGCAAGCCATAGTCACCGCTATGGGCTTATGGTCGACGGCGGCGGGGACTGGCGGTCCACTTCTCTATAACGGCACGGCTGCAGGCAGTCATGGCAGTGTCACCGCCTATCTGATGTCAGTATCTTTCGGGTTAACCACCGCCTCTGCGGCTGCCGTGACGATTGGATTGACGGGTGGAGCGACCACCGCTCCTACCTCGACCACTGCGATCACCTCTAGGGCCAATCTATGGCTCGGGGGCCAAGCCTCTCTTTGCACTCCGTACTCGATTGGCACTCCTTCGGCGGCCGGTACCTTCTTTCTGCCGATCGGACAGATAGGAACGGCGGCGCTCACCGCGGAAATATCAGACGACAATTTAATCCATTTGGGAGGTGCCATCGTTGTGCCCCCGGGATACTTCGTCTCTGTCGCAGCTGATGCGATCATGACCACGGGAGTGATTGACGTAGGATTGACTTGGATTGAGATGCCGAACGACTGATATGCCGCTCTCTTACGGAAATCTCACAGGCGCCGCGGTTCAAGATTATGAACTGCTGGAAGGTGCTGCCACCATCAATGTCAAATTCACCGTGGGAACCATTGCCGCGAATGCTACCGGAACTCAAGCAAGTGGCACCCTTGTTCCCGGGAGTGCCTTAAGTTCGGGCAACATTGCCGTGACGAGTGCGGGTTCCGCCTATTCGATCACATTGCCTCCTTCACAACCAGGGATGGAGATCGATATTGTGTGCATCACGACGACCAATACTGTGACTGTGTTCCCAAGCGCGGCCGGAACGGGAACAGAGAAAATCAATGCACTCACCGCTAATTCTGGGCTTGTAATGGGCGCACTGACCTCTGCGACCTTCATGTGTATGACGGCTGGACAGTGGTGGACGAGCCCACGAGTGCCATCGTGAATCATGACCACCGTCACGACGCTGGCACCAGTCGATCTCTGCAACATGGGACTCTCGTATCTGGGGATTTCTACCCAGATCCAATCAATCACTCCACCTGACGCGAACGAACAGGCCAAGTCCTGTGCCTTTTGGTACGACATTTGCCGCCAGGAACTTCTGCAGATGGCTCCGTGGCCATTTGCCTTCACCTCGGTCATCTTAAGTACCGACCCGAGTACCGCAGGCCCCGCGGGATCGATTGGAAACACCTTCGCTTTCCCCGGATATCGGTACGCCTATGAGTATCCGAACGATTGTCTGCAAGCGATTGCAGTGACGACCTACGCAGGCCAACGGGCAGGTTCATCTTTCTGGAATAGTTGGTGGTATCCAGCCGCGGGGATAGGCTTCTCAATTCCAAAGATTCCCTACAAAATCGTGCAGTCCCAAGCTAATCCGGGTCAGCAGATGATTCTGTGCGATTTGCCGCCGAACTTCTCATCCCCCATTTACCTGCTCTACATCCAGAACGTGACCAATACCGCGCTGTTCTCGCCGTTGTTCAATAATGGATTAGCATCCGATATCGGCTTTCGAGTGGGAATGGCGATTAGGTCCTCTAATCCACAGAAGGTGCAGTACTGTCAGGCCATGGCAAAACAGGCACGCCTTGAAGCGTTGGCCCAAGCCATGAATTCGATGCAGCAAGATCTTGAGAGAGACTCGCCTTCCATTTTGGCACGGTGGTGATGTGGATATCTCTCAGGTTAGCTTCAACCGCGGCGAAGCTAGTCCGATTGCAGCCGACCGTACCGATCAGACGTTCTACAGCAATGCGGTCTCACTCCTAACGAACTTCTTCGTACGCGCCGAGGGGGGTGTTTCAAACCGTCCGGGTTTACAGTTCATCGGGCGGTGCATCTCCAATATCCCGAATGGCTCCTACATCCTGCCCTTCGTCTACAACAACCAGCAGTCTTATGTGTGTGAGTTTGGGGCCGGATCAACCACGACCTATGCCAATGGCGCACTGGTCGAGGCAGGAATTGTAAATCCCTACGCTTTGACAGATTTGCCCAACATCCGCTGGGCGCAATCTGCGGACGTGATGAACCTGGTGGTGAACACGCAACCTGCGGCAACGCTCACCCGCACGACCCCGACGACCTTTCAATATGCCACACCGCAATATATCAACGGGCCATTCCAGGATATCAACATCGACGGTGAGACCTTTGTCTATGCCTCGGGCACGCAAGGCACGGTCACGATCACCGCATCCAGTCCCATCTTCAAACCGGGGCATGTGGGGGCCTTGTTCACGATTCAGGAGCAGTTTCTCGATTCCATCCCGCCGTGGGAAGCGCAAAAGCTCTTGACCCAGAGTACCGGGTCTCCGTTAGGGATGTACATCCGCTCGGACGGCAAGATCTATCAGTGCGTGAATCTTTTCGCTCCCTCCCCTAACTGGGCGACTGGGACTTTCCAGCCCGTCCATACCTCGGGGACGCAATCAGATGGCACAGGACAGACGATCCCGGCATTGGCTAACTCGGTCGGGGTGAGCTGGCAATTCGTCTCTACGAACGCAGGCGTCGCGTTAATCACACAATATATCTCTCCCACCCAGGTGGTGGGCGTGGTGCAGTCCTATAAAGGTGTCTATTCAAACTTCCCACCCACGGTCGTCGGAGGGCCTATTACCGCAGTCGGTCCGTTCACCTTCACGGGCAACGGATCAACCACCGTGTTCTCGCCCTTGACCGCGATCACCTCGAGTGACCCGAATCAGTTCTATGTGACGGTGGCCGGGGTGTTTCAGGATCCGACCACCTACAGCATCGACAGCACCACCTTCCCGACCTCGATCACGTTTTTCAACGCGCCGACAGGTGCTATTTCGGTGGCCCAGGTGGTGGGGACTTTGCTGCAACCCGTGCCCCCCAATATGACGGTTCCGGCACCTCCCATGGCGGGACTGTGCGTGTCGACATACTGGGCCTTTGGGTCTTTCTCTTCGATTCAAGGCTATCCGGCCACGGTGGTGTATTTCAACGATCGGCTCGTTTATGGAGGAACGACGCTGCAACCTCAAACCGCGTTCACTTCGCAGACTTCCGTTTACATCGACTTCGGAGTATCGAGCCCGCAGGTCGATTCGGACGCAATCACCTTTACGATGGATGCGCGGCGTGAAAACCCGATTGTCGATCTCATTCCCTTGAATGATTTGCTCATTGGGACCGCTTCCACAGTGTGGCGAATCACCCATAGTGCTGCGGTCGGAGCGATCACGCCTTCCGATATATCGCTGCTGCCGCAGAACTTCTATGGGGAACAAGCCGTGCCCTCGGTACAGACCGGAGACACGGTGATCTATGTGCAGTGGGGTGGGCGGAAGATCCGCGACTTGGCCTATCAATTCCAGTATGACAAGTTCGTGGGGACGGAACTAACCGTCTTTGCGCGTCAGATGTTCCCGTACGGAACCACCGCCCTTCGGATGGCGTTCGCTCCGGAGCCGTACGGGCTTTTGCACGTAGTACGTTCGGATGGGGTCTTATGTGTCTGTGCGTACCTACCTGAACAGCAAGTTACGGCCTGGTCACGTTATACGACCGAGGGGTTCTTTGAGGATGTGTGCTGTGTTCCCGAGAACGGCACCTATGCGACCTACGTTATCGTGCGTCGCACCGTGAACAATCAGACGGTGCGCTATATTGAGCGTTTTGCCGCCCGAGAGGTCGCGACACTTCAAGATTACTTCTTCGTGGATTCAGGACTGACTTATGATGGCCGCAATACCACATCGACCACGATGCAATTGACCGGCGGCACCACCTGGATCGCAGGGGATGCAGGGATCGTCACGGCATCGAGCGCGACTTTCGCCTCGACCGATCCTGCCAATAACAATGCGGTCTGGTTCAATGATGGATTGGGTAATCGACTTTGCCGGGTTCAGATCATCGGCTACAACAGTCCTACCCTCGTAACGGTAGCATTTCTCGATCCCGTGCCGCCCTCCATCAGGGGTGCCTCGACGGTGAATTGGACGTATGCGAAAACCAATTTCTCAGGGCTCACCAATCTTGTGAATCAAAGCGTTGCGGTGCAGGCGGATGCCACGGTGTTACCGCCATTGACCGTCTCGGGCTCTGGAACTATCACACTCCCCAATGCGGGGGGTGTGGTGCATGCCGGGCTGTCTTACGTGTCACAATTGCAATCGATGAACTTCAACATCCAAAATCAGCCCTCGATTCGCAATAAGATGAAGACCGCAACGCGCCTATCAGTCGTTGTCGATCAGTCGGCGCTCTTTTATGCGGGACCTTCGTTCACCAATCTTGTGCAAGCGCAGTGGAGGGAATTCGAGCCCTACGGCCAAGCGACGAACCTCTATACTGGCGTCGTCGGTTTGCAGCTTCCGACCTCTCCTTCCGATGATCTAACCGTATGCCTGCAGATGTCAGACCCGGCTCCTTTGACAGTGCTTGGTTGGCAGGCGGATATTGATATCGGTGAGGCACAATAATGTTTGACTTCACCAATCAAC